AAGCAAGTTGATTATTCATCAGAGTAATCTCTAATTCTGAATATTGTAGTTTTAACTGCTTATTCTCTTTTTTGAGTTTCTTGTTTTCTTTATATAACTCTCTATTAGTTTCAACAAGTTCATTTAATTCTTATATTATTTTTTCTGCTTGATAACCACTACGAGCATAAGCAAAATGTTTGTTTCGATCTAATATTTCCCAATCATCTTCATCTTTTTGAGTAAATCGTTTATTTTCAGTCATTTATAATCCAACTCCAACCTATAACCACAATTATCACAAACCACAAACCTAGAACCATCATTACAATAAAAAGGATAAGCAGTGCTAATAGCCGTACCACAAACAGGACAATCCTTCTGCATAACCAAGTTTATCCATTCTTTAATAGATTTCATAAGTTCACCTAAATTTGTTTACATTGGCTCAAATGTAAAGATGATGCTCCGATGTAATTAAAAGGACTGTCTTACACCTCGATTTTATTTGTGTAAGCATCATCTTTATATTATCATAGCCAAAAAAACTAATCCTTTTTTTTATTCCAGATACCCACATTCAATAAGTGTTTTTTGCATACTCAATAAAGAATTGATAAAATCATTTCTTCTTTTAAGATAATCTATTCTTAATTTCAAATCGTTTAACATATCGTTCTCATCTTTTAATTCTGCTTTAACATGATTTTTACGGACAGTTTCATTATTCTTACCATATAAATCTTTAAAATCTGTTTCATCAATTATTTTCTGTTCTAATTGATGATATGCTTCTTTAAGTGTAATTCTTTCAGTTTCTTTTTCAGTGATTTCATCAATGTTTTTCTCCCATTCATTAAAATACTCTTCAATAGAATGAGCATTTTTTGTTTCAAAAGGTTCGTTTAATTTATTACATAATACTTCTGCTTCCATTTTAGATAAATTTGGATAGAACCAACCGGTAGAAGTTTGTTTCACCATCAGATTGTTTTTATTTGTTTCTTCTATATTTTCCATAACTTCAATGATAAACTCTTTTTCTTCACACCAACCTTCATTTTTGTTCATTTTACCATCTCCAATTGCCTAATAACAGACTTTACTTCTTCAAAAATTTCTTTTGTACTCCATTTTTTACAATGATAACCTATTGCACACCCAATCAATAATTCATCTCTACCACTATAATCCCCATAATGATTATAATCCCAACCGATTATGCTTCCAATAGCATACTCCTTATTTCCAAGATACAAATAAGGTTTAGAATAAGTTAATCCATAATGACATTCAATAGGGATTTCATCATAATGTTTCATATGATATTTATGTTCATGAGGCACACGAACATAAGCAGTAGGGTGAACTCCCAAATTCAATATCCAATACTCATAACCTTTGTATTCTCCATTTGCCAAGATTATAGGATTAAATAATCTTTCAGGAAAATATTCCATTTCTTTCATTTTATCTCCTCCATTGTTATACCGTATTTATCCATTATTTCCTTACGATATTCTTTTAATTTTTTAATTTGCTTTTCATAAAATCCAATTTGATTATTAATAACCCTCAAGGTTTCTTCAACTTCATTCATGACTCTTCAACCCATTTCTTGTTGTTTTTAACATGAATTATAAACTCCACATCTGGAAAATTAAATCTAAAATCATCTTCTAATTTATCTTCACTCATTGTTTTTATGCTCATTGCTTTCAGAGCTAATCCAAAAGGCATTTTTAATATTTCAATGTTTTCTTCTGTCAAGTTATCTTCCTCCATAAATTCGTTTACCATAATCCTTCAAATACTTCGCAAAGGTTACTGCATTCACATCAACATCATTGTACTTGTCATGATACTTGCGATGACAAGATTGACACAATGCTATCATATTCCCCTCATCAGATGCCAAATTTGGATATTTAGCAACAGGCATTATATGATGTATTTCTAGAATCTTATCCATCTCACCACAACATTGGCAACAACCATCACGAGATTTAACAGTAGCCTTTGCAGATTTAACTGCATTAGATGTTCTTACTTTATGAATAGACTTTTTAACTGTTTCTTCTGCCCCATAAACATGAACATCACCGTTAATTGTTATATCAATATTACCATTCCCCCTCCACCTCACAAGCTTCCCAAACAGATTTTAACCTGTTACGATACCAACCATGTTTATCTAGGTAATCTCTGACTTTAACAGCATCTTCAACAGTAGAATATTTTCCGAAAGTTTTTAATTTTCCATTAAATGTTTTACGAAGATAGAACTTGTTACCTATTTTTGAAACGTATTTTTGATTAGTTTTTGAGTAATAAGATTTTCGTTTCTTTTTTTCTTTTACATTCCTGTTAAAACCAATTAGTAATTCCATTGCTGTTTTAATGTCGAGGTTATGGTCTTTTAGTACATCGTCAAGTGACTTGCCACTTCTTAAATCTTCTCTAAATTTTTCAAGATTTATCATAATTCCCACAACCCAGTGTCTATTGAGATAATGGGCATTTCCATTATCTTAAAATCATCATGGGGATAATCTATGACATTGATTATGTAATCACAGTCGATTATATACCCTTTCATTTAGACCACTCCCCTATCAATGCTTCGTTTTCACATAAATCACAACATGATTCACATCTGTTGCAAGTGTTTTTATCCCATGTGAGCAATCCATCTTCAGTCATGGAAATTGCACCAGACGGACATAATTCTTTACAATCATAACACAAACAACAATTTCGTTTAATGTATCTTAAATTAAACACATACACCACCACAATCCTTAACAATTTGCCTACAAACAGGTATATCCCAAGAACATTTTTTACACTTCTCAACAACCTCAATAGCCAACTCCTCCGTAGCCACAAAACCAAGATAATAAACAATACAATCAATAGTCTTTTGAATATGATACCCATGCTCATGCTTATAATAATACTTACCCTCAATCTTAATAGGTCTACGAGCCAAACCAAAATCAGCTTTCACCATATCACACATCTGCTTAAACTCACCATGAGTCAAACCATACTTAACACGAATCTCATTATTTTTCAATTCAGTGCTAAAAACATAATCAGCAACAAAATCATCATAAATACTATTCATATCTGGTCTAACACCATCAACAATTTTGAAATTCATTGTATCGCCTCTAAAAAATATTCATTAAAAAGATTTTTATATTCATGGATCAATCTTTCAAAATCCTCATCAAGAATATAATACTTACAATAATCAGTCATATCACGTATACCACGACCATAACTTTGCATTAACGCCATCACAGTCTGATATGCGTACCAACTAGGGTCAATTCTTCGTCTTATAGTAACTTGCTGACTTCCAAGGGAAGGGAATGGAACTTTAAACAATATCTGATACCTGCATTTATCACCTTTGAAATCCACCCCATCTTTTAATCCTGCACCAACAAGTGTAATTGGATAACTGGACTCTTCAAAGGATTTAATTGTAGCTTCTCTTGATTGTCCTTGAGCTACCCATACTTTTTTGCTGTTCAGGAATTTTTTAATCCACCAAGCTTGTTGATTACTACTTGTATGTATAACGCCTTTTTCACCTTGATGGGCTTGGATTATCCTGTTAATATATTTAATGATGTGAGGATTTTTCCAAGCTTCTTGTTTCATACTACAAACATATTTTCTTATAATGGGTCTGTTCTCCACTGGAAATGGGCTTTTAATATACATATGCAATGTTTCATCTCTGTTTAACCCATTCCATTCACAGAACTTGTCAGCATCACCTAGTGTTCCAGTTAAAAATAATCGTGTATTCCCATACTTCAATAATTTATCAGCATCTTTTTCACCAGTTAAAGGTTTAAATTCAACTTTTAAACGATTATCTTTGTCTTTATCTGTAAGAATATCTTTTCGTAAAGGCAATTCAATAATATACTCATCAGTTAATAATCTACGAAGTATACGCCTGTATTTTTCAAGATTAGATTTTTGTTTTTTCTCATCACTAATCGTACATATTGACACTTGCTGTTCTTTTTCAATACATTTTTCAACAATGTTTATCCAATATTCATTATTGTTAATGTCTTTTAAAGCCCCACGTTTTGCCACGTGTTCAAATATATCAAATCCATAACGTTCAAAAATAATGTAACGGTTCAGATTTTCAGATACCAAACTCATAACTTTATTTTCAAAGTTATGTGCTTCATCAAGTATTATTAAATCCCTTGTATCCCATTGATTTGCATAATTCCCACTATAAAAAAGATAATCATAATTTGAAATTACACATCTACTTTCTTGGGCATCTCTTAATGCCATCAGGTACTCACAATCACTACATTTGCTTTCGTAGTTCTCGTTTTCCATTTGGCATTTATCACAATAACCTCCAAAATTACAAGGATAATTATTTCTGCCTTTGACTTCTGTTAGCATATATTTGAAATCATTAAGGTATTGTGTTTGTAATTGATTAGTCATTGTTAAAATAAAACTATCCTTAACCATATTAGCAACTGTTGTTGCTATTGCAGATTTACCTACACCTGTTCCAGCTTCCAATATGATATTTTGATAGTTAAGATCCATAGCGTCACTGATTCCATCAATGACTTTTACTTGTTCTTGTCTTGGAGAGTATCCTTTAAGACTCCAATACTCCATATCCATATCCATCTATCTCCATATTCAATATTTTTTGTTTAAATTCATTTAATTGTTTAATATCTTTTTCAATTATGCTTATTTTACAAATAATCATATCATAATCCATATCAACATAATTTCCAACAATATAACTTGTTCGCAGAGTATCTAATTTTTTATACTCCTTATTCAATTCGGTAATCTTTTTTTCAAGTTTCCATCTTTTTTCATTGAAAATACAATAGTATGGGTGAGTACAACATGAATGTCGCCCACCTTCACTATAATTACATTTATTCAAGCTCATCATTATCAACACTTGGATAAACAAAACTCATAAACTTATCAAAAGGCACAAGCAAACCTCTACTTTGAGTATTCTTAAAATTAACTTTTTTATACTCCCAATGAAGTAATTGCCCAATACTTTTTAATGTTCCAACTTCTTCAAGATGGGAATTAAGCAACTTCTTAAAACCTTGATTTAAAAAAACACTTTTAGGTTTACCACGAGGTTTATGGGGTAAACACCAGTTAAAGACTCTTTCATTGATTAAATCCCAGTATAAAGACTCAAATTCTTTACTATTACTAGAAACCTCATCACCATCAAGAGTAAACTCCTCAACTTGCCCATAATCCCCACGCAAAGTCACACGTTTACGAGCATGATATAATTCCTCAACAAGAATACCACGTATATTTTCAATTTGAGTATTATCCAAATCGTCAAGGTCTTTATCCTTACTCCATTCTAATAACCAATCCGGAACAGTCATATCAACAGATTCATAAGCTTTCTTAAACAATTTATCTGCCAATACTTGCCAATCTTCAAACAATAAACTTGTATCAGACATGACTGCTCTAATTGCAATTCTCCCAAATACTTGTAATGCTTTTAAACAACTAATCGCAGGAGATTGCACATTAAATTTATTTTCAAAAGCTTTTTTAGAAGCATTTGATTTCCTCTGATTATATTCAAAATCAATAATGAATAATCTACGATACAAACTATCCATTTCCGGAATAAAATTATTTGCAGTGAAAATAACTGGACTAAAAGCAGGATATATTTTGCCTTGAATTTCCCTACAAATCTCTAATTCAACACTGTTTTTAACAATTTCTGTTGTGGATTCATTACGGAATGTTGAAGCAGGTTCATTAACTACTCTCATAGTACAATCCTGACTAATTACATTACCTATACGGTATTCACTGTTGAAACTTCCACCACCAATATTGGTTTTTTGATTAGGTTCTCCATAGAAATATGTTCCAATGTTTGCAAGGGTTGTTTTTCCAGATTGTCCTGCACCTACAAGGTATAACCATGGTAGCCAATTACCTGTTTGTTTGATTGAATATGCGAATATGCTGACAAGACTCCATTTCATCACAGTGGCGAATGTTACGGATTCTTTTGAATATGCTGAATGTAATTCGTCTAATGTAGATATTCCTTTTAATATTTCATCATTTGATGGTTTACTTGTATTTAATTTAACCACCAACAAATTATCCGACTTAATATTATAATAGATACCTTTATTATCAATCGTATCTTTCATTTCAGCTAACCCTTCACTAATCATACTATTAATCATAGCAGTAATAGTATCACCAAGCAACCTTTTATTCCGAGAATAACCAGCACTAACAATAGACTTCTCAATATCCTGAATAGTTGCACCAGTACCATCACCATTTGAAGTAAACAACCGATTACTGAACTTTGATTGCCAAGTAATTCTAAAACTACGAGGTAATTCCTTAACAAACTCACTGTCATAAACAATTAATTTTTTCGGAACAGCATCAATAACCGGAGTAACTTTAACAATCTCTTCACCTTGACGATTAGTGTACTCACGATAAATACTAACATTACAATTAATAAAATCAATCTTCAATTTAGTATCAGTATCCATATAAGTAGTAATACCACGAGCAATCTTTGGAGGACAAACCACCTTATCCAATCTTTCAAATTCAACCTTATCCAAAAAATTAACAAGACTTGTCTTTGAATATAATGGTGGGAAGTTTGGATCATAAATCTCATCTAACTTATCTTGAAGGTTATTAATGTTAATAACAGATGACAATATGTAACCTGTATTTTCTATTGAAAATCCTTCTTGTTGTAACCATTGAGCCAAAGGGAGGACTACATTATCAGTTAATTCCTCAGAAGAATAATTAAAAGAATGGAGAGTATTAATAATATCCTCTATTCTTTCATCTGAAATAATCCCCTCCTTCTGTTTTGTTTGACTCATTTTAGGTTACACTCCTTTAGATTTCATCTTCACTAACAATTCTGAAAGATTTGTAAGTAAAATCTCCCCCATCTACAAGAATAACTTTGAAAAAGATTAAATCCATTTTAGATAAGATTTCACGAAGATTATCAGTATGTACTGTTAATCTATTATATTGTGAAGCTATTCCCGGTGCTTTTAATTCCATTAAACCCATTTGCAAAGCATACAATTTTGAAGCAGGATATAAATTTTCCTGTATAACTTCAGTGTTTTTAAGGTTCATTGGAATTGTGTAAGCTTCTTTACTTGCATCATCAATTACAACTAGCTTAATTTGGTAATTGGTTTTTTTCTCACCAGTTTCTTTATCTTCCCATTCAATAGTTTCGATTTGTCCGAGATATGGTTTACCTGCAAAGATTTCGTCTTGAGGCAATTGTTTTAAATTCCTATCCCAGTAATCAGCAGGGACGGTAATTCCACTTGCATCTTCAACAAAATCTGCTTCTACACCAAATTCATTTAAAATATCTTCATAATTGACTTGTTCTTTTTCTTCTCCAACTTTTTCAACATATTTTGGATTAACTGCCATAAATTATTCCTCCTCAATTGTTTTTGTTTCAATAAATTCAACTTCTTCTTTTTCAGGTAATTTTACATTTTCTTCACTACTATATTCACTAGGCATACTTTCTTCTGCTTGTATTCCATTGATATTAGCGAATGATTTAAATACACGAGTTTCAGCCACTTTAATAATCATATCCTTTGGATAAGTTTGCCAAGCATTCTGATTAGTATTGTAATACTTCATTTCAGCATAAAAGAAATATGTCCGTCCATCAGTGGTTTGTAATATGGAATATGCTCCAACAAGTGAACCTCTGTTTTGATGTTCGTATTCGTGAATTATATCTTCAAGTTTACCCATTTTACGGATCACTTTAAAAGTATCATTTTCAAATACTGCATCACTATAATGAACCTTATAGGTAGGTTCTCTCATTGCAATTTTACGATAACCATCTCTACCACTCATCAGACTACTTTTGCCTTCTTTAGTCTTAACAAAATAGATTTCTCCTAAAAAAGGGTCTAAATCATATTTGTTACACACATTTAAGAACATAAATAATTCTGCGTCGGTAGCTTCTCTTGCAACAGTGTTTTTAACTGCTGCCACCATGTCCTCATCGTAAGTTGCAGTAACATTTCCTTGCGTATCTTTAATTTGAATAGGGTTTACAACTTCTTGTCTAACAATTTGTGCCATATTTTATAATCCTCCTCGTATTTGATTTAATTCGTATTTAATTTCTTTTAATTCATCAGAAATATTGGATAAAATCTTGTTTTGATGTTTTATCATTATATTGTGTTGTTTTAACAATTCCACTAATTCATTATTGTTAATATCAACACTACCCCCAATAATAGCTTCAGTCATAATGCACATCTCCCATATCCACAAGTTTCTCTTCATTAATTTTTATCAACACTTTCACGTGTTCCAAAAAATCATGAATGACATCATAGTCTTTTGTGCAATTCTTTTGAGCAATTAAGTCTAACCATTCAAAATCAGTGAAATGCAATGCAATTGGGATAAATGCTTGGATTTTATCCTCACTCCAAGGTGTTGTTTTTTGGTAAACTTCTAATTGCAGTATTTTGCTTGTATATCTGATATTAGCCACCATGTGTGCAAAATCTTCTTCAGAATATTTATCTTGTTTTTTTAGGAAATCTAACATAATTATGCACCTATCCACACATAATGTCTACATATAAAACCGACTATGAAGAAAGCTATTGCAAATGTGAATGAACCGAGTAAGATGGTTTTTGTGTCTACTTTGATTTCTTGGCTCATACTTCTAGCTCCTTTTCAAAATCTTCTATCAACTGTCTTTGTGCGAGTATTTTTTCTTGTAATTTTTCAAATTCAGTATCCGTAAAAAATACTCCTTTTTTATGCTTATAATTTATTTTTTCCATATTTTTTCGCCTCTTGGGGTTTTTTTAATGGGTGAAACGTGTGAGGTTATGAAGATGATAATTTTTTTTGAGGAAATCATTAGCGAATTATTATAAAATCTTTTTACT